GTGTATACGTGCGATATTATAAGTAATAGGACTGTACATAGACTCTTACATATACCACACATAACACACCAATTAACGCACTACTACCCCTATTCAGGGGCAGTAATGGTTGCAATTTCTTTCTCAAGATCAGCAATATCTTTCTCATCTTTAGTAACTACACAATTAATCTTATCTAATACAGCTTTATTACCAGTAAGTTGTGCAACTTCTGCTAACATCTTAAGGTCTGATAAGAATCCTTTACGTATATCATTCTTAGTAGGCATCATCTTGCCAAAGACACGTTGCCCAAACCTTACAGGTGCATTGATATAGTTAACTATGTAATCATTTACCAAAGCATTAAAGCGTTTCATCAAGTCCATAAGTTCTCTCCTTATTTAATTAATATTATCATAATCAATTATATTATTCTAAATCAAAAATAACGTAATTCGTTTCACGAAAACCCCCCGTTAAGGGGGTACCTATATATATAAAGCCACATACCAAAATGCTACAATTTTGAAACCTTCTTGTTTTAATCAACAATATCATATATATTACAACATCAGTAATCAAATGATTATCACCCAGACAGTACCCTTGAAATAGTTCTGCTGTAGGGGTCAGACGGTGGGTTACTCTCCATATAGGATAAAGAGGTTTCCCCTCCAACTGATAAAAATTGCATTATTATATATCTTAAAGTATGGGAGTCTATTACTGGCTTTGAGTAAAAATAATGTTAAGATAAAAAAAATGGAGTTTTGCTACTCAGGGGAGTATTGCATCTAATTATATGGGAGTTAATATGGCTACTAAAGAATATGTATTAAGAATTGGTTTTGATCCCATTACCGAAGAAGTAACATATATCAAAGAATATATAGATAAATCACATGCTACACTTCATGTAGGAGATGAAGATATAGAGCTTGATGATGAAGTATCTGATTATATTGTTGGTGATATTATGGGGATTTCGTAACCTTCCAAACCATCTGACGAGGTTTGGGTGTGACTTATGAGAACATACAAAGTTAATAAGATAGAACATACAGTATTTGATTCACTTGATGAAGTACCTAGTAATGTACATTATTTAAGTGACTGGCGGGAAGGGTGCGTTGGTGACTGGGTTAAAGCTGATGATGAATGTGTTATACAGATCTTACGTAAAGGTACGATGCTTAAAGCTAAGGGTAAAAAACGTGAGGTAAGTTATATAGGTACATGCACAGGAACATTTACTGTTGCACCTAAAACAAAGATGGATACATCTAGGCGAGCTAATATATATTCATTTAGTGGAAACTTATCTGCAGAAGAAGTATTAGAAACTAGAGAAAATTTAAATAGTAAAGAAAAATTGTTTGTATTAAATTTGCTAAAGGGCATGGACCCACAAAAAGCATATATGAATGTATATCCTACGAATAACCCTGGATATGCAAATATGAAAGCTGCTCAGCTAATACAGACCGAAAGGGTAGATACTTATATGAGAGAAGAACATAGAGAAGTTTGCGAAAAGCTAGGTATAAATGCCGAAGGCGTATTGCATGGGATTAAGTTAATAGCACAAACTGCAGAAAAAGATGACACTAAGCTGAAAGCCTTATTTAAGTTATCCGACATCTTAGATTTAGAGGATAAGACTAGTACAAGCACGCAGCAGGTCACTAGTGCAGTTTTCCAGGGTTTTAGTAGTAAGGAGCTACAGAGTGCACAGCGAAAGGAATTAAGTGATGGCAAGTAAAACTGGAAGAATGGCAGGATCAGTTTATTATTCAGACACAATGCCTAAAGGCACAGGCGATGTAAATTTAAAATATGATGATAGACTCTATAATTTAGCAGAATTGATATATTATAATAGTGATAGCGCACCTGTAGATAGTGTAAATGCATTACAACAAGAGCTTTTAAAGATTGGCTATTTAGATAAAGACAATCCTAGTAGTAATGATGCAATGTTAGGGCCAATGACAAGAGGTGCAGCATACAGATATATTACTAACTTTCATGAAGAGGCATTAAAGAAATCCTTTTTTGATTCAGTAAAAGGTATTTTTGGATATTAATGGCTAATATAAATAGTCGTAACGTTTCTGAAGCAGAAGAAGAGTTAAGACTAGCATATACAGATCTAGTAGCGTTTGGTAAATTATTTTTACCAGATGATTTTTTAAGGAGTGAATCTCCTTTTTTTCATTATGAAGTGTGCGATGCACTTAACGACCATTCACATCGACAATTAGCAGTTGTATTACCTAGAGGACATGGCAAAACTGTACTTACTAAATGTAGTATATTGCATGATTTTTGTTTTGCAGCAGAGCCTTTGTTTTATGGATGGGTAGCTGCATCAAGTAAAATATCTGTTCCTAACTTAGATTACATTAAATACCATATAGAATATAATGATAGAATCAAATATTATTTTGGAAATTTAAAAGGAAAGAAATGGACTGAAGATGATATCGAACTTAACAATGGCTGTAAACTTATTTCTAAAAGTAACCTATCGGGTATTCGTGGTGGTGCCAAGCTACATAAGCGTTATGATCTTATTGTACTTGATGACTTTGAAGATGAGAATAATACAGTCACACCAGAAAGTCGTGCTAAAATCGCTAATCTCGTCACAGCAGTTGTATTTCCAGCGCTTGAACCAAAGACAGGACGATTAAGAATTAATGGAACTCCTGTACATTATGATGCATTTATACAAAAAATACTTGTTGGGTTTGACCAAGCAAAGAAAGAAAACAAAGACTATTCGTGGAAAGTAATTACATATAAAGCATTGCAAGAAGATGGCACTCCATTATGGCCATCGTGGTTTGGTCACAAAGAAATGGAACGTAAAAAGAAGTTTTATGCAGATAGTGGCACTCCACACAAGTTCTATCAAGAGTATATGATGGAAGTGCAGAGCGAAGAAGATGCGATTTTTACTCGTGATCATATTAAATTTTGGGATGGTACATTAAGCAAGGATCCTGAGACTGGATTGTCAGTCATTGTACCTGACGGAGAAGACCCACAACCATGCAGTATATTTGTAGGAGTAGACCCAGCGACTGATAGTGCAAGAAGGAATAGTGACTTTAGTGTACTAATGACAGTAGCAGTTACTCCTAATAACAATATATATGTTATTGATTATATTCGCAATAGAACATTGCCTGTACTTGGTATAGAAGGTATGGATCAAAAAGGTATTGTAGATTACATATTTGAATTAAATGAATTTTACAAACCACAAATGTTTACTATTGAAGATACTACAATGAGTAAACCTATATTTCAAGCTATATACAGTGAAATGCGTAGACGAAATAAGTTTGATGTAAGTTTTAAGGCAGAGGTTCCTGGTAATCGTATGAGTAAACGAGATAGAATACAGGGCATATTAGCACAACGTTTTGCAGTCGGTCAAATACATTTGAAAAAAAATCATTATGAATTGCACAGAGAAATTCTTACATTTGGACCAAGGATGGCGCATGATGATGCAATAGATGCATTAGCTTATGCATGTAAATATGCCCATCCACCTCAAGGTTTATCTGAAACTAAAGAGGGTTGGCGTAAAAAGAAACCAAAAGCTAAAAGTTGGGTTACAGCATAATGGGCAAACGGAAATATCACACATGACCAGATGGTAAAAAGCTGCACTCAGTTGGGAAAAAGCATAAGGACGGTGGAATGACAAGAGCAAAAAAAATGAAACCTGGTAAGTTAAAAGGACCATCTCATAAGAATGGTGGGATACTACTTGAAGCTGAAGGCGGTGAATATATAATTAAAAAATCTAGTGTAAAAAAGCTTGGCAAGGCTACATTAGACAAGATAAACAAAGAAGGGAAGTTACCAATGAAAAAACCTGCTAAAAAAATGCATGGCGGCATGATGAAAAAAGGAATGAAAAAATATTATGGTGGCGGCATGACTGGAATGAACAGAAGAAAAATGATGATGGAAGAAGGCGGAATGGCCAAGAAAGGTATGAAAAAAGTAGATAAAAAGAAAAATCCTGGACTTGCTAAACTACCTAAGCCTGTTAGGAATAAAATGGGTTATGCTAAAAAAGGTGGCATGGCAGGTGACTCTATTAAAACTTATGCTTCAGGTGGCTACGTAGAGGGGAAATAATTATGGCTTCAGGATATAAAAGATTACAAAAACGTGGTGAGCCAGGATATAAACCTGTAAAGAAAAGTGCTGCATCTGGTGTTAAACGATTTAAAAAACCAGAAAAGTCTGGAGTTAAACGATTTAAAAAAGATAGCAAAGAAAGTATTTTAAAAAAAGAAATAGAAAAGTTTATGTCCCCTGCTGAAAAAGCAAAAAGAAAAAAGAAAAGATTGCAAAGACAAGCAGAAAGATTAGCTCGTAGGTCAAATAGAAATTTAAAACGAGCAAGTAAAAGAAAAGCTAAAGCTGAAAGCCAAATGATTAAAGAGGCTGCAAAAAGAGAACAACTAGCAAAAATGAAACACGGAGGCAAAGTTGGTGATGTAGTAAAAACTTATGCTTCTGGTGGTTACGTAGCAGGTAAATAATGGCTTCTCCAGCATGGCAACGTAAAGAAGGCAAAAACCCAAGTGGTGGTTTAAATAAAAAAGGAGTTGCATCTTATAGGGCAGCCAACCCTGGTTCTAAATTAAAAACAGCTGTAACTACTAAACCTAGTAAATTAAAAAAGGGCAGCAAAGCTGCTAACCGAAGAAAATCATTTTGTGCTCGAATGTCTGGAATGAAAAAAAGATTAACAGGTGCAAAAAAACGTAACGATCCTAATAGCAGAATTAATAAATCACTTAGAAAATGGAATTGCAAAGATGGTGGTATGGTAGGTGATGTAGTTAAAAGTTATGCATCAGGTGGATATGTAGAAGGGAAATGATGGCAAAAAAAAGCACAGTAAATAAAGCAGGCAATTATACAAAACCAGGAATGCGCAAACGGTTATTTCAAAATATAAAAGCTGGTTCTAAAGGTGGACCTCCAGGAGTTTGGTCAGCTCGCAAAGCACAGCTTCTTGCCAAACGATATAAATCATCTGGTGGTGGATATAAAGAAGATGGAGGTATAGTTGCACCTAAATATGCTAGTGGAGGTAAAACAAAATCTCAAAAGTCTCTTGACCAATGGACAGCAGAAGATTGGGGTAATGTTTCAGGTAAAAAAGGAGATAGATATCTTCCTAAAAAAGTTCGTGAAGGAATGAGCCCAGGTCAAAAAGCTGCAGAAAATAAAAAGAAAAGACAGGCTACTAAATCTGGTAAAGTAAAGGCTAAATATTCAGATAGTTTAAAAAAAAGCATGCGTAACAAAGGCGTGTATTCAAAAGGCGGCTCAGTAAAAGATTTAAAAAAAGTATCAAAAGAATTAAAAGGTGCATCTAAAATGCATCTAGCTCAATCAAAACGTGTAATGAAACACGTTAAAAAAATGGCTGGAGATTCAGTTAAAACATATAGCAGTGGTGGTTACGTGGAGGGTAAATAATGCCTAAATTTGGTAGCACGTCAAAAAGAAGGTTATCTACTTGTGAAAAAGATTTACAATTATTGTTTAAGGAAGTTGTCAAAGGGTTTGATTGTACTATTGTATGCGGATACAGAGGTGAGGAAGCTCAAAATGAAGCGTATAAACGAGGAAATAGCAAGGTCAAATACCCCCATGGTCGTCATAATGCTAATCCGAGCAGGGCTGTTGATGTGGCTCCTTATCCTATTGATTGGTCTGATAGAGATCGTTTTAACTATTTTGCTGGGTACGTAAAAGGTGTTGCATCTCAAATGGGAATAGATGTAATTTGGGGTGGTGATTGGGACAATGATACAGATTTAAAAGACAATGGTTTTGATGATCTTGTCCACTTTGAATTAAAAAAATAAAATAGTACGCTCACGCTCAAGACAAGAGCTTAAAGTACACTCGAAAGGAGAATAAAATGTCCAAACCAGGAAAAGGTTTACACACATATACTGTGCAAGAAGCACAAAATTCTACATTAGGTCAAGCTGGTACTGTATACTTATCAGGCTCAGCTACATATGACGCTAGTTCTACAGACAAAACAATTGTTGCAATTCAAGTTTTAGATGATATTACGTTTGCAGCTACAACTACATCTGATAGCATTGATCATGCTACTCCAGCATCAGCATCAGCGCTAGGTGGCTCTGCAATGAGTACATTATCAGTTACTTCAGGAATAACTTTATATGGCAGATTTAATAAAGTTGTTATTACTGTTGGAAAATGCATTTTATATTTAGGTTAATATGCCAAAGTTAGGATTAGGAACAGGATTTTCAAGATCAGGACTTGTTACTCCAGGTGTCGTTACAGATGGTTTGGTTATGAAGCATATGTATTCTGCAGGAGCAGTACAAAAATTAAGTGATGGTGCTGCATCTTTTAATGGTACTTCGGATTATATTGCAATAGGAGCAAAGCCTGTAG